CACCAGACCATCGAGTCTTGCAAGGAGGTGGCCCTCGACACTACCAGTAAGACGCACCATGAGCATGTCCGCTCCATGATCCTCGACGCAGCGGACAACGGCCTCATCAATGCAGCCGGTGCTCTCTCTGTGTACCGACACTGGAAGACTCCGGAGCATCAGGAGTTCAAGGATGACCAGACAGTGTGGCGTCTCATGCAGGCTTTCACCAGTCAGGCACGTGGCAAGTCAGGCTTCGACAACAAGGACACGATGACCAAGGTGTTCGATATGTTCGCCGACGAGTTCGGTACGACCCGACTGTCCACCCTCACCGATCCCGTTGCTATCCCGGGAGGTGACTTTTGACTGACCGAGAATTCCAGAAACATCTACTAGAATGTACAGCCATCGGTGAGATACTCTACGATACCATTGAGACCTTCGCTACCAAGTACGAAGACAGGGGTATCGGAGAGACTGGTGGTATAATGATGGTCATATGGGAACTTATTTCTCAGCAACTTCTTCGCAACGACGTTGACGGCAACAAACTCAGGGTTGTCCTCATGGAGTTGCAGGATGAATACGAGGCCCACGGATAGTGAGACAGTCTGATCTAGAGCGGGAGATGGTTGAGGCCGGTAAGTCTAGGTACTGGTCTGCTGTCCATAAGGCTAAGGAGATGGGGATAGAGTCAACGACTCCCCCCGGACAACGCCTGCTAGCAGAAGCGGTTACCCTCATGGGTAATGCTCTGATAGAATGGATGGATGAAGCAGAGTCAAAGCCCGGCAGGATGCACAGGGCACACAAGTACCTGACCGAGTTGACGCCCGGCGTAATCGCAGCCATAACTGCAAGGTGTGTCATTGATTGCGTATCGCAGAACAAGTTGATAACTGCGACTGCAATCCACGTGGCCCGCCTGCTTGAGGATGAGATAAAGTTTCAGTATATCCAAGAGCATGAACCCGCGTTGTGGAGGCATGTCCACCGCAACATGGATCGACACAAGTCTTACGAAACCAAGGCTAAGTTCATCAAGAATACTGCTAGGTACAACGACATACACCTAGGGTCGTGGCCTAAGAAAGATGCTGTATCGGTTGGCATAGTATGCATTGAGTTACTTCGCCAATCGACTGGCATAATTGAGATAGTAACACGGGGGGATTCGAGAGGGAGGTCTAGGACTTTGGTACGTCCTTCCCCTGAATTGTTGGATTGGTTAAAGGCTTCGCATGAGAAATGCTCCCTCATCAAGCCGCTCTATCTTCCAATGGTTACCAAGCCCAAAGACTGGGCCCCTAATAAACAGGGGGGCTACCTTAGTCCTACCCTCTCACCCCGTGGTATTGTCAAAGCACACAATAGGAACTACATTAAAGAAGTAAATGCATTAGATATGCCCAAGGTTTACAGGGCTATCAATGGTTTACAGAAGACACCATTCGTTATTGACCAAGACTTAGCGGCAGTCATGCGTCACTTCTGGGATAACGGATATGCGGTAGGTGGCCTACCCTCTAGTGAGGACAAGCCCCTGCCTTCTAAGCCTTTGGATATCGCGGAGAATGCTAAGTCTCGTAAGGATTGGAGACGAGAGGCTGCCCGCATTCACTTCGATAATGAGAGACAGCAAAGTAAAAGACTACAGGTTTCCAAGGTCTTGTACTTGGCTGACAAGTTTAAAGATACATCCATCTACTATTGCCATGAAATGGACTTTAGATCGCGGGACTATCCCGTTGCATCATTCCTGCACCCACAAGGGCCTGACTGGGCACGCTCCATGTTGCGTTTCGCACGTGGTGTACCTATTGCCGACGACAATGGTGTGTCGTGGTTGGCAGTGCAAGCCGCTAACAAGTGGGGGTATGACAAAGTATCCTTCAACGATAGAGTAAGATGGGTGGAAGAAAATGAAAAGATGATAAGGGCTGTCGCTAAAGATCCCTTCCGAAACATGGAATGGTGCGACGCTGATTCACCTTGGCATTTTCTTGCTGCTGCCCGTGAGTGGTCGGCTTTCTTGGATAGCGGCTTGGGCTTTGTCTCCAGCCTTCCAGTCTCCCAAGACGCCACTACTCAGGGGTTGCAGATATATGCTAAACTATTGCTGGACCCGGTGGCTGGACACGCTACTAATGTCCTACCAAGAGACACCCCCGGCGATATCTACCAAGACGTTGCTGATCTGGTTATACAGAAACTTAAGGTCAGTACCGACCCCTATGCATCTACTTGGTTGTCCTTTGGAATAACAAGGAAGACAACCAAGAGGCAGACGATGACGCTCACCTATGGTGCCGTCTTCTATTCCTGCCACGAGTACACGGTCGAATGGTTCTACGATCAGTTGTCTGAGGGAAGGACAAACCCATTCGGTGATGAAACATATAGTCCGTGTAGATTCTTAGCGACCCTTATATGGGAAGCGATTGGTGAAGTAGTCCAGTCTGCACAGGTTGGCATGGCGTGGTTACGTGAAGTCGCTCGCATCTTTATGGAGAACGACACAACCATTAAGTGGTACACCCCCAACGGCTTTCTTGTGCAGATGGATTACCCCAATATGCGGAAGCATGAGGTGAAGACCTCAATCGGTCCTGTCGTGAGGCAGCATCGCATTAGAGTAGAGACAGATGAAAGAGATAGAAGGAAGAATGTCAACGCTATTGCAGCCAACTACGTACACTCCCTTGATGGGCTAGGTGGACTGCTTGGCGAGATAGTGTGCATGAGTATGGACCAAGGCATTGAAGATATAATGGCTTGTCACGACAACGGTTCCGTCCATGCTCAGAACGCGGGGCTATTCGGAGGGTGCGTCAGACAAAGTGCAGTAAACATATTCACTCCAGATTTGTTGACCGAATTTAGAGAACAAGCGTTGCACCTCTTACCATCAGATGTACAATTGCCGGATGCTCCCGCAAGAGGAAACATGGATCTGACTAAGGTGTTGGATAGCATGTACTATTGGAATTAACGACTGATAACACAAAGGGAAACAACAATGGCATACGCACAGAAACCACAACTCACTACCCCCGAAGGCGCAGCACTCTACCCGTCGCTGACTCAGCCGGACATGGGACCCAACGATGCGTGGGCAGGTAGTGGCGGTAAGTACAACGTCAAACTTCTCATGGACCCTGCTGATTGCAAGGAGTTCGTTGCGGAGATCGACCGCTTGTACGAAGACAACTACGCAGCCCAGTGTGATAAGCACGGGGACAAAATCAAGAAGGCCAACAAGCCCTACTCCGACCACCGGGACAAGGACGGCAACCCGACTGGAATGATTCAGTTCAACTTTGCCATGAAGGCCAAGGGTACTACCAAGACTGGCGAGCAGTTCGACCGCAAGCCTAAGTTCTTCGGTCCTGACGGCGGAACTATCCCGTTCGATCAGGTGCCCATGCTTGGCAATGGCAGTAAGATGAAGATCAGTCACTTCGTTGACGGCTGGTACACTGCCATGGCTGGTGCTGGTGTTTCCCTCCGTATCCGTGGCGTTCAGATCCTCAGTGTTGTGGAACGTGACGGCGGCGGCAATGCAGAGGACCACGGGTTCTCCTGCGAGGGCGAGGCTCTTACCCCTACTGCTCCGGCTATTGTTTCGGATGCAGAAGAAGGTGACCATGAATTCTAAAGCCAAGGGCAAGAGGGGCGAACTGGAGGCGCGTGACTACGTCAGGCAACACTGGTTCGCCCCTCGCTGCATCCGGTCTGCACAGGCTGGCGGTGCTTTCGCTGCCGACCTGCTGCACGCCGGAGAGGACCTGCATGTAGAGGTGAAGCGTAGGCAGAAGATTGCCGCTACTCACTTCATGCGACAGGCGGAACAGGACTGCGGGGACAAGGATGTTCCCGTGGTCCTGATGCGTGAGGATAACTACTCTTCATGGTTGGTGGTCCTAAGAATAGAGGACACCGATCGGTTTATTGACATCATTAAAAACAACAAGGAGACAAATGATGAACAAGCAGATGACACTATTCGAGGAGGTCAAGAGTAACCGAGCACCGAAGACACAGACGATGCGTGTGCTCGACCATTTGATTAGACGGAAAACCATTACGCCTCTTGAGGCTATCGGTTGTTATGGTATCATGCGGCTCGCCCCTCGCATCTTCGAGTTGAGAGGTATGGGCCACAAGATCGAAACCAATCTCCGCACTGATCCAATGGGCAAGAAGTATGCACAATACAAACTCGTCTGAGTACGTAAAGAAAGAACCGTGTCCCTCCTGTGGCTCCAAGGATAACTTGGCTAGGTACAGCGACGGGCACGGGTTTTGTTTTGGTTGTTCGTATTACGAGCGGCCTGACGGTTCGGGGCTAGAGCGTCGGACTACATTCCAAGACACTAATCACAAGGAGACTAGACAAGTGTCAAACCTTATCGACAGCGAGTTCATGCCGTTGAACAAACGCTCGATCACCGAGGAGACCTGCAAGAAGTGGGACTACGGTGTCGGCGAGTACAACGGCAACCCTGTTCACGTGGCTAACTACTGCGACGAGAACGGCAAACGTGTCGCACAGAAACTCCGGTTCCCCAACAAGGATTTCGTGTGGCTTGGCGAGCCCAAGAAGGCAGGCCTCTTCGGTGCCAATATCTGGCAGGAGGGAGGCAAGATGGTTACTGTCTGCGAGGGCGAGATTGATGCTCTTACCGTGTCCCAACTCTGGGGCAACAAGTGGCCTACCGTGTCGGTACCCAACGGTGCCGCCGGTGCTGCCAAGTCTATCTCCAAGCATATTGACTGGCTTGAGAAGTTCGAGACTGTTGTCTTCTGCTTCGATCAGGATGACCCCGGACGCAAGGC